CTTGGAAGGCAGGAACAGTTAGATCAGGTCAAAGCATCTACTGGGTCTTTCGAGATGCGTTATCCAACTGGCTTTGCATCGCCCATTACGGCTTTGGTTGCTGGTACCAGGGTAAGAGTTCAAAATACTACTGGCGTTGCCTACACAATCTGGTCGGGGCGTATTGACAATGTTTCTGCTGAGTACGGCATCCCTTATGCAGGTGGTGTAGGTCAGGCTGACTATTTGAGCGTAAGTATGGAAGGGGCTTTTGCTGTAACTGGGCGTATGCAGGGCAACAATTACGCAATGGCTGCAGGTTCAATCGTTTCGCAGATGAGTAACGCAAGCACACAAACAGGTTTGACTTTTTATTTTGGTGGGCCATCATCTACAACTCTTGCAGCAACCACAGTTTCTACCACGTGGGGTGACTGGGTGAGTCGTGTGTGTCAATCTACAAACAGTCGTATTTGGGACGCTTTTGACTCTTTGTCGGTTTCTGTTATTTCGCCTTTTGCAGTAAGTATAAACAGCGTCAATTTTTCTGATGTGGCTAACAACTCAACTAATCAGGTGTATAACAAAATTAACTTTGACAGCCTTGCAGATAACTTTTACACCCAGGTAACAGTTACTCCTGAATCTTTCGGAGCTGCAACAGTTACACAGGCTGGAGCGTCTGTGCCTTACAGGGCCTATCAAGCAAACACCCTGAACGCCAGCACCAGTCAAGCAACTGATTTTGCACAGTATTTGTTGGCTAACTACGGCACAGCTCGTTTTGCTATTAGTTCTTTTACTTGTATGGCTGAGGCGCAGTCATCGTTTCAGTTAGACAAAATTGGCGCGTTTGATAATCTTGCTTATTCCCCTGGCACACAAGTTGGCGTGACGTTCCGTGGCACTACTTACCAGTGCATCATTGAGGGTGTCACTATGTCAGCAACTCCTGCCGGTGCTTTGTTCACTTATTATGTGTCGGGTGCCGATCTAAACGCCTACCTGGTGCTTGATAACCCGACTTTCGGCAGGCTCGATTACAACAAGTTAGGATACTAAACATGGCTACACCCACTAATCTCCCAGCATCGCAGACCACAGGCAATGTGCTTACTGCTGCGTATGTCAATGACCTGAGAGGGGCGTTTCGTATTTTGCAGGTAGTGCAAGGCACAACTAGCACCAGCGCAACTAACGCCACTTCCACCTATGCCGACACAAATCTCACGGCAACAATCACGCCACAAAGTTCATCTAGCAAAATCCTTGTGTTAGTTAATCAGGTTGGTGGCGATAAAAACGTCTTGAACACTCAAAACGCTATTTCGTTACGCCTAATGCGTGGGGCTACACAGATAGCCCTGATAGCGCACAGCGCAGGGTACACAAATACTTTGCTCAACTTGCGTGTCGCAACGATGAGCACTGCCTATTTAGATAGCCCTGCAACAACATCAGCCACAACCTACAAAACGCAATTTATGTGTATTAGCAACGCAAGTGGCGTATCGGTTCAAATCGGTAACGACCTTTCTACAATTACTCTTTTAGAGGTATCAGCATGACGCACGAGGAACTAGTTGAACTACTACACAACGCAGGTTTTGCTGATGGGTGGGCAATGTCAGGCGACACCCTTGTTATTTGGCAACACGACCAAGACCCACCAGCACCACTCACACGACCAGAGGCAACCGATGAAACGCCTAGCCCTGATTAGCCTGCTCGCCATCACCCTCACAGCCTGTGCAGACCGTACAAGAGTGAACTGTGAACGCATCAAAAACAAAGCCCCCGAAACCATCGGAACACAAACACAAATAGGAGGTGGACGCTGTGCGTAAAGAAAGAATGACAAACGAAGAAATCAAAGCACGCATCATTCTGTTCGTTGCAGCTGGACTCACACTCTCATTTGTGATGGCCATCGCATCACTCATCTACGGCCTGCTGTTCGTCACGCAACCACTCGACCAAGCACCAAACGATGCCGAAGCATGGGCAGTCCTCTCACCAATGCTTATGACCCTCGCAGGTGGCCTTATCGGTGTACTCGCAGGCAACGGCCTGAAAGACAAACCAAAAGACCCACCAACACCATGAAATACACTGGTTACGACAAAACAGCCACCGCTAAAATGGAAGGCACGGAGCGTTTTGTTCAGCTGTGCAGTCGCCGGTGGGGCATGACAAACCTAGGCACCCTAGTAGTACGTCAGATGCGATCAGGTCAAGGCATGTCAGTACACGCCACAGGACGTGCAGCCGATATTGGATTTGCAGACACCAAAGCAGGCCGCGCCGATGCAGTCGAAGCGATGCTGTGGTTTGTCAAGTACTACAAAGAGCTAGGCATTGAGGAAGTGCACGATTACGGCGGTCTGATAAACGGCACCTGGCAGGGATGGCGTTGCAACCGTAAAGGTAAGCCAGGCTGGAAACTGTGGACTGACACCGATAACGGCGGGTCTAAAAACGGCAGGTGGATACACGTGGAGCTGGCAGGCAAAGCCAACGGAGGCCATGCTGAAAACGGTGACGCTCTAGAAACAGCCTGGCGAGCCCTACCAAAACCAGCAAAACCGTAGGTATCCACCACAAGCAATTTGATTTTGCTATGGTGACAAAACCAACTACAAAAGGAACCCGACATGACCTTTACCGACTTACCACTATTTAGGGCTACAGACCCTGAAACCAGCAGGCAAATCAAGCCTTTACGCGTAGGAAGCCACAGAGCAATCCTGCTACGCCAGTATTTTTACGCCACGCTAGGCCTGACCGATGAGGAAGCAGGCGCTCGAGCCGTCCTAGACGGTCACGACATAAAGGGCTACTGGAAGCGCTGCAGCGATTTACGCACACTGGGACTAATTCAGGACACAGGCGCGCGTAGAGCGCTCCTGAGTGGCTCTCAGGGCATTGTGTGTGCAATCACCCAGCAAGGCATAGACGCTGTAAAGGCCATGTCATGAGCGCCGATGCAATCTTTTACTGGTCAGCCCTTTTTGGCTTTGCCTGTGGCGTAGGCATGACCTGTGCCCTGCTCATTTGGTGGAACCACCGGTGAGCGAAAAGCCAAAGGTCTACACGTACATACCGTTAGTATCGGCAAACAGGAAATTATTAGTACAGGTGTTTTTAGACCCTGAAACAAATCTGATCGTGCAGGCCCAAGTGGCCACCAGGTATGAAACTTGGAGTGCGTGGGGATTGCCTACCGAGGTTTTTGAGGATTGAAAAAAATAATGGTTATAGCAATACTCTCGACAGCTCTAATGGTGACACCAGTTCACGCGCAAGAGGAATGGAACCACCCTATGGAAAAAGCATGGTATGTGAAGTTGGCCCAATGTGAAACAGGCAATAACACAAGGCATCGGACACGCTCGTATGTTTCTGCTTTTGGCATTTACAGGCAAACGTGGAACAACTGGAACCACACATCAGACCGTAAAGCCCACCTGCTTACATTTGCTCAGCAGGCTCGAGCTGTAGATCGGATTGCTTACAAAGGCCACACCGAGGCTGGTCGCTATCGCCATCCCGTAGGTCTTTATGGGTGGGGTGCCATAGCCAATAACTGCAACGGCCTAAACGATGACCTCTGCAAATCTAACCACCCATCTGTTATAAAAATAAGACGCTGTAAGCGTTAGAAAAGGAACACCCGACATGGACATTGAGGAAGCATTTGCAATAATGCACCCAGCGCTAAGCATCAAGCGCATGCAACACCACGAAAAATGCAACCACGGACTCAGCACCTGGTTTCCAAAAGCTGATTGCAAACAGTGCGAACTGCTAGAGATTATTGACTCTTTGCAGGCTCGTGCTGCAGCGCTTTCCACGGAACTTGCGCGTCTTGAAAGGGTGTACTCACATGGGCTTTGACCTGGAGTCCTACGAGCCTGTAGCCAGTCGCATACAGCGTTTCTACGAGGCATACCCAAATGGCGCTATTCATTGCGAAATAGTGCACGATGATGGCAAGCGAGTGTTAGTCAAAGCAACCGTGTGGCGAGACATAAACGATGTTCAACCATCAGCTGTGGACTTTGCTGAGGAGCATTTGACAGATAGGGGCGTGAACGCCACCAGCAGGGTAGAGAATGCGTGTACAAGTGCCACCGGCAGAGCCATTTCAATAGCAGCGCATGGGCTTGGGCCTAGCGATTGGACTAAGAAACCTAGCCGTGAGGAAATGGGCAAAGTTCAGCGCATGACCACGACTACCAGCTCTGATGGTGTCACTACAGAG